GTGGTGTCCAACCCTTGTAAATCAGCTGGTCTTTCCGAACTCGTGATACTCCGTCTGGTAAGTTTTGATGCTGGTACTCTGAATGCAAGTTCTGTTTTAGGTCTATCCATACCGTCTTGGATTGGCTTGAAGAAAAAGGGGTAGTTGACGGATATCGGCACGACTTTGTCAGTGAACATCTTCTTAGCATCGGGTCCGGACTTGGACAAAATGCCATACCTCGAATCACTGGATATTGTAGCAAGGTTAACTGATTCTCCACTTGCCATGAAAGAAAACCCTGACCGTCTATTCTTAAGGTAACACATCCCATAGGATCTTGGATCTGATTTACAAGCCTCCCAAAAGATGTAGAATAATCTATTGGCTTCACGATAATCTGGTTTTCCAACGTCAATTTTACTCCATTGCAAGTACATGTAATGAGTGCCAGTAATATAAGTAGGGACACCCCTATTATAGTACCATAAACCTTCTTCTCTAGTTTTAAACTCATTCTCTATGTATTCAATATATTTTTCTTTAAAATGATTCGAGTATGTTTTCCAATCAAAGATTGTTTTTATCTTACTAAGTTCTTTAGGGTATTCAGTGTACTCCCATTTATTACTTTTAAACTTAACAACATTAGTTTGTTTAGGTAAAGCTATCCTAAGATTTTGAATCTCATATATATCTCCAATCTGACCAGTCTTACTAATTATAACAATATCGTGTTCTTTGTTATAACCATACTCCCATTTCTTAGACTTGTTAAGTCTTGATATTGTATTTAATTTAATTGGAGTTATAACCTTATATAAGGTTTGTTTATACATATTATCCTGCTGTGAAATAAGCGTATTCTAATAATATAGTATGGCTACTAGAAGACTTAACATTTACAACTACACTTGATTTAGATGGGAAAAACGCAAATTCTCCTGCAGCAATTCTAAGACCTTCTGTTGAGGTAAATAAAACTGATAATTGATTCGTAGTTGCAGTAGTTCCATCACCTTGAAATCCTGTGTGACTTATATAAACATATTGATTAGCGGAACCTGAAGGTACAAGTGCTACATCTGATCCACTGCTAGCTTCAGCAGTTATTTTAGAAATACCTACAATTGGAGCAACTACTGTTAATGAATCCGTTACAGAAAAACTTAATGTATCTGAAGTTACATCTGTACTTGCTAATGTTAATGTGGGTGTTAATGTTGCCATATTTTTTTATTTAGATCTTTTTTCTGCAAAACCACTAAATGATACATTTTGATTTGTATCAAATGGTATTTTGTTTTCTAATATATTTTCTTCTTCTTCTATTCTTTTAAGTATTTCAAACGCATCAAAGATAGCTAGTTTTTTTGTTGCAGCAGCATTTTTTAATCTATCTGCCGATATGTCATCATCTGAATCAACAATAGCTTCTTTAGCTACTTTAATTAATTCTTCAACTGCTACTTGCCCAGCTTGGATTATATTCTTCTTCGTCTCCTTTGTATTCATATTTAATTGTAATTTGACTAGTTAAAACTCTATATAGTCTTTCACCGTCAATAATAAATTCATAAGTGCTAACAGGTGTAAATCCTACTAAGTCACCTTCTTTTAAACCAAACTCTAAAAGTGCTTTGTTATTTTGTTTTAAAACACCTACGCACTCTTTTTCTTGATTAGAAGAATATTTATCTGTAGATTTTATTGGTTTTACAAAACAAAAACCATCTGTGGCTATCCACTTATTATTTCTTTTATAAGAAAATATTTGATCTTCTTTTACACAATAAGTGTTTTCATCTATATAACTTCTACTATTTTTTTCTTCAGCTTTTACATTATGCCATCTTCTAAATACATTGTGGTGAACTATTATTTCATCACCTACTTGTATTTTAGTAGGTACAGCTATAGGTATTGATTTAACTATAGCTTGCCTACTAACATATTGATGATTATATATTTCTGTATTAAGTATAAGTTTTTTATCACCTACTTTTTTGACATTATTATATCTTGATGTTTTAGGTGATATAATAAAATCATATATACTTTGCATTAATATTCTAGATTATATTCTACAGATATGGCCATATTTTTATTGAAGTTTTTCCAAATAATAACATCTTTATCTTTTTGAATATATATGTCATATCCTTCATCTTCTTCAATTATATTAGAAATTTTATGTCCTCCATAAACCTCTTGACCTACAGAATAGTGCATTGATTCGTTTTTATAATCTTTACCAATGCTAATTTTACGTATTAGCTTGCTGCTCATCTTCAATAGGTGTTATGGTACCGTCTACAATATTAACGTTTACTTTACCGTATTCTTCTTCTAACTTTAATTGAAACTCTCTAAGATCTTTTTGTACTTCACCTACTTGATGAAGCAAAATGTGCTTTTGTGTTTCAAGCTGACCAATTTGTGATTGACCATTGTTTATTTGTTTAACTAGATTATGTATTGTTTCTAATTGATCTTTTTTAATTTTTTTATCTTCACTCATAATTTTAAATTTAATTAAATTTTACTTATTGTAATTAGTATTACAGATATTACTTGTTTTTTAAGTATGTGTACCATCACCATCTGTGATTGTCCAACCTCTACTAACTAATGTTGTTCTAGCAGCTTGACCTGCGGAGTCTGTTAAACGAGCAGTGCTAAAGTCTACTGTCACGTTACTTTGTGTTGATTGTGCTGCCCAACCTATAATTGTAGCTTTATAATTAGCGTCAGATAAAGAAGCAGCACCATTAAACATTTCTGTCATATCTGTTACATTGCTTATATTCCAACTAGCAAGGTTTTGATTAAAAACCATACCTAACTCTCCACCTTTAAACATTTTATTCATACTTGTAACACTACTTGTATTCCAACCACTAATATCTTGGTTAAAATTTTCAGCACCCTCAAACATACTAGCCATAGTAGTAACATTACTAACGTTCCAAGAACTAATATTTTGATTAAAAGATTGTGCGTTTTTAAACATAAGAGTCATACTATTAGTAACACCACTTACATTCCAACTAGTAATATTTCCATTAAAAGCAGTTGCATCTTTAAACATTTCACTCATATTCGTTACGCTACTCACATCCCAAGAATTTAGATCTTGATTAAAAGAAGTAGCTCCGGAAAACATTGATCCCATAGTAGTAACATTACCTGTATTCCAAGAATTACAAGTTTGATTAAAAGAAGTAGCTCCTCTAAACATATTCACCATACTAGTAACATCTGCAGTATCCCAAGAATTAATACTTTGATTAAAAGATGTAGCATTCATGAACGTTTGTAGGAAATCAGTGGCACTTCCTGTATTCCAACCACCTATATTTTGATTAAAAGCACTAGCACCAAAAAACATACTAGTAAATAACTGTACATTGCTAACATCCCAACTAGTAACATTGCTGTCATTAAAATTTGTTACACCAGAAAAACAGCTCTCTAAACTTGTACATCTTGAAAGATCTGGTGTGTCACTAGCACTTATATTTAAATTTGTGTCTGCACCTTTAAATTTTAATTTTCTCCATTTTATATTGCCCCAAGCAGATATATCACTTATATTAAAATTAGAACTGTTTACATTAGGATCTATAGTAAATTCAGGAAATGCTTCTGTTGTTGCTGCTACTACATTACCATTATATGTGCTTGTTGATCCACCACCACTATTGTCTGCTATAGTTGCTGTAAATACAGTAAAACTATTAGAAGAATTAATAGCTTTTGTAGTGCCACTCCCAAAATCAAAAACTGCATCATATTCACTACGAGTGCCATCTATACTTATTCTAGCTGCATAAGTGCTACCTGCAGGGAATGTATAAGTGAATGCAAATGCTGTTGATGTTGTTGCTGTAGGATAACCTCTATATTGATTCGCGTTAGTTACATTACTTAAACTACCACTTAAATCTCCAGAGTAAGTTGTATCAAATAAAGAAACATTAGATGCAGCTATTAAATCATTTAAATTATCAGTGCTAGCTACAGATCCACCACCTTCAGTTATAGCACCTTGTATTGTAGTGTTATCACTGTTACCAAACATACTAAAACTACCGCTAGTAGGTACACCCATATTACTTAAGTTTTTCTTCTATTGCTACTAATTTTTCTTCTAATTCAAGTATTGCTTTATGCATGTGAGCTAATACTCCTCTATCACTCATACTCAACATACCTTCGTTGTTTTCATAAACTATATGAGGTATCACTTCTTTAACTTCTTGAGCTATAAAACCAGACTCTCTTTCATTGTCTTTAATATAATTGTAAGATGTAAATTGTTTAATTATTTCTAAACCTTCTTTTATAGGTTTTATTTCAGATTTTAATCTTTTATCTGAAGTTGTTACAAAGTTGGCAGCTGTTAAAGCACCGCTACTAGAATTAAAGGTTAAGTTACTACCACTTTTAGGTGCTAAATTACCTGTTGCTGCAGTAGCAAATATAGGAAAGCATGTTGTGTCGCTAGACTCATCAGCAACTGTTATGGTTGTAGCAATGGCTGCTGTACCGGTTGTATCTTGATTACCAGTTGTATCTACACCCGGTAAAGTAATATTACTTGATCCATCAAAAGATACACCACCAATATTTCTAGGTGTGGTTAAAGTAGCAGAACTACTTGTTGTCGCTGTGCCATCAGAAGCTATAGTCATATTGCCACTAATACCAGCATATATATACTCTTTTACATTTTGTAATTTAAAATTTTTTGTAGTTGTACCAGAGTCTGTACCAATTAGTTTATCATTATTTGATACACTACTATCTAAATCATAAGTTGATATTCTAGCCATTTATTTTTGTTTAGCGCTTGTTCCGTAATAGTATGCAAAGATATTGCTTATAACAACACCTTCTACCATACCCATAAGATGTACAAATAAATCATTGTCAGTTACTGTAGGTACATAAACTACAGCATATATTATAAAAGCAAATGACATCAACCCAACTATTCCGGTTAATGTCATCATAAAATCTTTTTTGCCAGTTTTAGCAACTTCTATCTCTCTGTTTCTAGCAGAGTCTCTATCAGCTACTTCTAGCTTGTACATTTCAGCATGTTGCTTATTTAATATCTTTTTATCTTCGGGTGATATTTTAGGATCATTATCTATCATTTTACCTACCATAGTAAGTACACCTGCGTCTGGTATTAAATCACCTGCAACATTAAGTATTTTAGGTGCTATGTTTTTTAATAAACCACCTAACTTAGTGTCTTTAAATTTTTTCTTTTCACTCATGTTCTTCTTCTTCTTTTTCCACTCACTCTTTTACGCCTAGAAGCTCTATATGCTTCTTTTTCCCAAGGTAAATTTCTACTACCTTCATCTATTTTATTTCTTGGGTATGTCTTGCCTTTCCAATAAAAATTTTTATCATCATAATCAAGATCACCTCTTCTCATTTGTTCTAAATGAACTTTTTCATGAGCTATCACTCTTTTTGCTTGAGCACTTTTTTTGTTCATAGATTTATTAATAAGTATTGTATTACCTTTATTTGCCTGGCCTAAAACATTTTTACCTAAACGCTTTTTAATTACACGTACCATACTTATCTATCTTTGTCTTTTATCATATCATCTAAAGCTTTATTCATTACTTTATCAGTATATGTTTTGTTTTTATGAAAAACATTTCTTTCTGTAAATGGTGGATCTTCTTCACCTAGTAGTATTCTATATATTCTACTTATTACTTGACTACATTTAAACGATGTTTTAAAAACACTATATTTAATAGTTGTTCTATTACGTTGTCTCCAAACTTCTATCCAACCCTCTTTTTTTAATCTTTCCCACCTATGCTTATCCCAAGTATACGTATAAGCACCATCTATAAATTCATTACGTGTAAATCTTCCTTTACAATCTAAGTATATTAATAATTCAAGATCAGCATCACTTAAACCATAAGTTTTACAGACCCACTTACGTGTGAGCCTGTAATACTTAAGGATGTTAAGATCACGAAGATCTTGTGCTGTTAGTCTCAATTATTATGAGTCTAAAGTAGCAGCGGTACCAGTAATATCTGGATGTAAAAATACTGAGTTTACTATATCGCAAACAACAATAAATCCATCAACATGAGGTCCACCGTTAATAGCTTGAACTAGAGCTTGTATGACATCTTTTTCCTTCCCAGTTGTAATTGTTAAGGTTACAAGGTCAATTTCAGTAGTAGCTCCAGCACCAGTGACAGCAGATTTGAATCTTAATTTAAGAGTTGTGTCTCCGTCATGAATAATTCCAAACAAACTCTCTACTGGATAGAGTTGAGCATCATTATCGCCATCTTGAAAATATAAAAATTTATTCATAATTATTATTTATTTTAAGTTTTAAAATTAATTTACCGTTTGTGGTTAAAGGATTCTGGATTTAGGTTTCTGGCTTATTCTATATTAATAGAATTTTTTTATTCGACAAGAACTACGTCTTGTGCTCTTATAATTTTATAAAGGGTGTCTCCATAGTTAATACCGTGTCCTGCATGCTTGTCATAGTATACTATGTCTTTATCATTGACACCCTCGACCTTACTGCCGCAGCTGATAACCTTAGCTCTAATGTAACGATTATCTAGGTCTGTCTTCTCTGTGAAAATAAGTCCAGCAATCTTTTTTTGCTCTTCTTTTATATCACTTACTATTAAATAGTAATTAATTGCTTTCATTAGTCCTCATATTAGATATAACACAATCTGCAGATATAATAGTTGATATTACACTTACTGCATTTTTTAAAGCCGTCTTTGTAACTAATACAGGATCTATAATCCCACTTTTTACCATGTTAACATGTTCACCAGATACAACATTAAAGCCCCAACCTTTTTTTAAAGGTTCAACTGAGTCTTCTATACCTGCATTTTCTAGTATAGTGTTATAAGGTGAGCGTATTGCTTGTAATAATATATTTTCACAATCGTTAGAAGGTTTTATGTTTTGTGATGCATTTAATAAAGCTATGCCACCACCAGAAATAATACCTTCTTTTAATGCTGCTTTTACAGCATATATTGCATCTTCAACACGATCTCTTTTTTCTTTTAACTCAACTTTTGAGTCCGCACCTACTTTTACAATACCGACAGAACCAGATAGTACGCTAAGTCTATCTTGTAATTTTCTTTTTATAAATTCGTTTTTTTCTTTATCTATTTTATTTTCAACATCAGATATTCTTTCACTAATATCACTATTAACTTCTTTTACAGTAAGTACAGTGTTTTTATTATCTGTTACTGATTTTAATACTTCACCTAAACAATCAGGCTGTATTAAATCTAAATCATCACCAAGTTCTTCACTTATTACTTTAGCACCAGTAATTATAGCTAAATCTTCTATGGCATCATCTTTAGTAGGGCCAAAGCCAGGTGTATCAATAATATTAACACTAATATTGCCTTTAACTTTGTTCATCATTAAAGCTGACTGAACTTGCTGTGCTACTGGAGCTACTATTAATAAACTTCTTTTGTTTTTAATAACATACTCTAGTATAGTTTGTATTTTTCTTACGCTTGATATTTCTGATGAAACTGTTAATACTAATGGATTATCTAGTATTGCAGTCTCTCTATCTTTATCTGTTACAAAGTGTGGTGATTTTAAACCGCAGTCTATCTGCACACCATCAACAGTTTGTACGTAGGTTTCATTTGTTTCTGAGCTTTCCATTAATACAACACCGTTTTTACCTACAACGTTGTATGCTTCAGCAATAGTGCTACCTAGTCCTTGATCATTGTTACATGATATAGCAGCAACACTATCTAACATTTTACCAGAAACTTCTATACTATTTTTATCAAGGTATTTATTTACTTTATTTAAAGCAGAGTTTATACCTAATTTTACTTGTCTTGTAGTATACGCAGAATTTTTGTTTACTTCATTTAATAGTGACTCGGCAAGTACGATAGCTGTTGTAGTACCGTCACCTGCCTCCCTCACTGTATTTCTAGAAGCCTCTTTAATAAGAGTAGCTCCTATGTTCTCCACTGGATCAAACAAGACAACCGATTCCGCCACGGTTACTCCGTCTTTTGTGATCACTGGTTTACCTCTAGCATCTTCGTAAATTACACATTTACCAGATGCACCTAGAGTAGATTTAACAGCGCCTGCTAGTTTTTCTACCCCAGTTGATATTCTGTTTTTAGCTGAGTCACCAAAGTTTAAGTCTTTGACAATCTCGCTAGGCTGATTGTATTCCATTAAATTAAATTAAATTAAATTGATTATATATTATGACTTTTTTGCCCTTCTCATTAATTTACCAGATTCTTTAGATTTTACTTTTTTACCATCTACCTTTTTACCTTTATATCCGTAAAGTTTTGATGGTTTTGAATAATATTTAGACTTTTGTCTGTTTTTTATTGAACTTTTCGTTTTTTCAACTTGTTGACCTTTTTTATTAGTCTTTGTCTTTATCTTTTCTTTCTGTGTTAAAGGAATAGTACCTAATTCTTTATGACTTTTATCTTTTTTTGAATCAACATGTTTAAATTTAGTAATTTTTTTCCCACTTCTTCTTGTTATATTTTTTGTAGTGGAAGTACCTCCTTTATTTTTTATTATCTTAACTTTTTTTTGTTTTTTTACTGGCATGATTTTAATTTTTTTAAAAGACTAACCTGAAGGCTAGTCTTTGTTAATTTATTTTTTCTTTTTCTTCATCATCATAGCGCCATTTTTTTTCTTCATCATCGCTCCGTTCTTCTTCTTCATCATGGCACCATTCTTCTTTTTCATCATGGGTCCATCATTTTTTTTCTTCATCATAGGACCTTTCTTTTTTTTCATCATAACTATAATTATTTAAATATTTAAAACGTTTTAACTACTTTAGGACCTTTTAAAGCCTCAAGTTTCTTATTGTAATGTTCGATACTACCATCGATAGCAGCTTCAGCACCATCTAAGGTCTCTCTTCTTGTAACGTCGTACCAAACATCTTCACTGTCGATGTCTCGGTGCTCGGTTTGATAAAACCCATTAGGTAATTGCGTAATCCTCCAGTTGCTTTTTAGGGCAACATGCTTGAGTTTGTTAACTACATCTGGATTTAATTGTGTTTGGTTGTTCACTGTGTTTGAACGGTAATAAAAATATGTCATGGTTTTTAAATTTACATGGTTAAACCGCAATATCGCGGGTTTTTTTAAGGTTTTTTACCTTTTAATATTTTTTTTGTCTTCAATCATAGCGTTCATTAACCTTATTGATATAAATAATAAAGTTAATCCTATAATCATCGCTATAAAAGCATCTTTTTCCATTAAAGCTGTCATTTTTTATGTTTTTTAATAGCCGTAGCGTCTTTTTGTCTTCTCGTTTTTAGTACCACCACGTCCTCCGGCACGATTTTTTGATGATTTTACGCATTTTTTTGTTCTATGGTCGTAATCTTGACCTTTAGGGCACTTTTTTAACTGAGCAGTACGTTTTGTAAACTTACGATACTCACTCATTGCTGCTTTTTTATCTCTAGCAGACTTGTTTTTTTTAGCTTGCGCTGATAATTTTTGTGCCATACAAATAATATTACATGTAAAAGTGATTTTTTAAAAAAGTATGACAATAGCCACTTACTCTATATAACTAACTACCTAATGTCACATTAGATGTAGAGATAATTTGTGTTATACCTATATATACTACAAACAAAATACGAGAGGGAACTTATTTTTATTGACCCAGCCCCCCTATTGTTTACATTTTGTGTACAAAAGTTTTACAATTTATGTACGAGTTATTATAGATAATATATATAACTAATTTATTTTTTATTAAATGTTTTAGGTTTTTATTTTAATAATTCACTCACAATTTAAATAAGAGATATGTTAGATAATATAATTAAATAAATTTTTAAATTAAATAAATATAATTATGACTACTAATAATATAACAACTAAACGATTTGTAATACGTAAGACGTTAATAGGTACTAACACTGTAATAACGTTTACCACTAACAAAGGTAAGAAGGTTTCATATGATCACGATAAGGTTTATACTGCTCACAAGAAAAGGTTTGAAAGTATGCCATGCTTTGCTAAGTATAAATCTTATACTAATACTAACAACTTACCTGTTTTTGTTAGAAATATGAAGGAGCTCGTTTGAGTTCCTTTACAAACTAAATACTAAATTAAATTGATAATATAATTAAATAAACTACTATGATAAATTATAATAATAAAATGAAAGAATTACTAGGTAATAATTTGGAATTAATGATAAAAAATAGAGCGTTTGATCACTGCTCATGGATTGAAGAAGATGAAGATCAAATATACTGTATAATAAAGCACAGCTTCGACTTGTACAAAGATAATGACTTTGAGGACATGCTCGATGGCGCTGCTGAAGTCAGTGAGGAGTATGACAGACAGTCAGAGCTTTATGAAACGCAGCTACTTTTTACTAAGTAGTTGCTTCGGCCCGTGGGCTGTGTATAGCAACTCACAATTTAAATAATAAATATATAGGATAATATATATAAATAAAATAAATAATTAATACCAATAATAATAAATCAATTGGCAATATTGCCGCAAAACCTTAAACCCCATAATTATGGAGCCGTTTGAGTTGAAAAATCCTGCCTCACCCGCAGGTCAGTTAGTCACGTTTTTCGGTGACTGTGTGTTTAGTTTCTTGGATCACGAAGGTCTTCACGACTTCGAGGTTGAGTTAAGGAATCCTACGGATGAATTTCCTGAAGGTTCTGAAGCTTATACCATCTTCACCCATTATACTAGTTTGTATAATGATGAGGATTTTAGCATGATCCTCGATTCTGCTGAGTCGCTGTCAGAAATGACTAACGACCAAGGTAGGATCGAAACTCAGGTTCTGCATAATGCAGTAACTCTGAGGGATGGTTGGGTCGATTGGTCCCCATCCGATTTTGTTAAATAAACCTGCTTAAGCTAACTAGCTAAGCTGGATAAGTAACCATTGCTCCCCGCAATGTGTATAGCAGACCTATGCCCTTTCGATTGGAAAGTATACTTAACATATTTAATAATGTGACAATAGCCTGTTACTCTATAATAATTAATAGCCTAATGTCACACTTTTTTTTTAATAGTAATGTATAGCATTTTACAATTTAAATACGAATGACTACAGATAATATATATGAATTTAATTTTTAACCTTTAAATAATTTAATTATGACTACTACTAAAAAAATAACTAATCGCTTCATTATTGCTAAGTCATTAATTGGCAAGAATACTATAATTACCTTTAAAAATAAAAAAGGTGACGACTGTACTTATAATCATGATAAAGTATATAATACTTTAAAAGCAAGATTTGAAGCAATGCCATGTTTTCAGAAGTATAAAAGCTATACTAATTCCAATAATCTACCAAAGTTTGTTAGAGAAATAGAATTTGCATAAGTTTAGTAGTCAGAGAGTTTGCCTTATGGCTGCTCTCTGCTATTTTTTTTATAAATAAAATATCCACTTTAATAATACTATAATGAATGATTTTCCTTATGGTGATTTCCTAGTAGAACTAATGCTAGCAAATACCAAATTTACCTTAGAAGAAATAAATGAAATGACCAGAGAAGAAATTAACATGCACTTAGGTTATGACTAACATACAATTTAAATAATAATCACTATAGATAATATATATGTAACAAATTTTAAACCTTTAAACATATACCACTATGCCTAATACTATAAAAGCTTTAACTTCTAAAAAAATATTAATTAATAATATACCTTATATTAAAATTAATTCTACTTTAGAATATAGAAAATATATAACTTATAAAAACAACAACTACGTTATGGCGTAGTTTTTTAATTAACAGAACTATGATTAAAACACTCGCACTAGCAGCAATGCTATACACCCCACAGGTAGACTCAGTTTCAAATGAAACATATATGGCATCACTTGAAATGATAAGTGATATGGCAAAAGATATTAGTCATAAAAACTTTGTTAAGTTAGAAATAATAATAACACTTGAAGACTTATCTGAGTGGATGAGAAATGATATAGATAATGAAACTATAGATCCTCGACTAGCAGAAATATATATTGAGAACTTTAATAGATTAATTAAACAAGTAAAAGAATTATGAAACAAGATAAATACTATCACCCAGTAACAAAAGTAGAGATGTCACTAAAAGACTATATGGAACTTATGTTTGGTAAAGAGTTTATGAACTCTAAAGATAAAGGTACATTAAAAGAATATAAACTATGACAGACTTTGAAAACAACTATATTGATGGTAAAGCACCATTTTATAAAAACCTTGCTAAAAACAAAACAATACTATATAATAATAAAAGTGTGTTTGTTGAAGAATACAATTTAATAGTAAGTAAAAGAGACTTTGGCCTTTACACTATAGGTTTAAAACCTAATGCTAAATGGAGTTTTAATGCAGCAAAGAAATACTATGGTGTAAAAGGTGACAAAGACAAAGCATATGCAAGTATGCAGCAACTAGTAAAAGATTATAAAGAATTTAAGAGTAAACATTTAACATATGAAACTAACTGAAAAAGAAAAAGACATACTAGAGTTGGCACTAATCAACTACAAAGAAGAGTGCTATACACTTTGGCATGCAGGTGAAAGAGATACTGCAGAGTGGCAAGAGCAAGCACTAATGATAGAGACAATAAGAAGAAAGATGTACAAAAGTAAAACAGAGTACAAAGTAGATGTGCCTGCACAATTTAAATAATATTAACTATGGACGTGAAATGGTTAGTTCAAAGTATCGAGTAGTAATGCGAGTGATAATGCAAGTGCGGCAGTACTAAAAACACTCAATAGTTATTACCCTTTGAAATCAGAGGTTAGAGCAGGTTCAAGTCCTGCCACGTCCACTATACACAATTTAAAAACGATTAACTACAGATAATATAAATATAAAAAATAAAAATATGGATTGGCTTTGGGAAGATCAAAAGAAAAAATCAAATATGGTTATAACTTACGAAGGTAAGCTTGTACAATTTATAAATCCAATACACTATTATGAAGCGGTTGGTGTGCAAGCTAAATCTGACGATAAACAAAATGCACAAATAAAATTTATATATGAATAATACAATTACAACTAAATATAAAGCCTACTACGTCGTAGCAAAATGGAATGATGCAGATGGCAACCCGCTCTTTACTACTTCAAAATTTTATCATAAAAAAAAGGCTGAAAAATTTGTTAAAGAAGCAATACATAATGATGGTATAACTTTTGAAATAGTAGAGATATGATAAACAAAGTAAAACACTCAGAGTGCTTAGATGCACTTGACTACTTGTCAGGATTTTTATGTGAGATGACAAGAGATAAAAAATACTACGTTTCAGTATTAATGAAGCGAGTGGCAAATGAATATAACATTAAACTAGAGTTTGAAGATGAAGCGCAATAAATATATGCTAGCACTAATCTTATGTTTACTAGTATTATATATTATATACCTAAACAGAAGTACTACAGTATACAGAGTTATTGATGGTGATACATTTGTAACTAACAAAGGTGATAAAGTACGTATGATAGGTATAGATGCACCTGAAATACCTTCACTAGAAGGTATAAAATCTAAAATGTATTTATACGAACTGATAAAAGGTAAAACTATTACACTACAAAAAGATAATTACTCGCATGACAAAGATAAGTATGGTAGACTACTGCGCTATGTATATTTAAATGGCCAAGATGTTAATCTACTAATGCTTAAACAAGGTTATGCAAAGCAATACAATTACTTTTATTTTAATAAATTTAAACAATATAATAGCTATGAATGAAAGAACAAATCCAGTAGAAGAGCAGCAGAAAATCAATCTGCTAGTAAAGATCAAGGATCTTACTAGACAAATAGAATATAATAACACTGCTAACGAGCGGATGCAAAACCAAATAAATTCACTAAAAGAAGATATTATGATACTAGAAAAACCTAAAATATTAGAAAGTGATTTTGAAATTATGGTTAAAGATTTAGCTGACATGGTGTCAACTATATTAGACTCAACAGCTGATAATATAAATGACTTCAATCCTGAGTTTGAAATAGGATATAATAATGAAGTTTCAATATCTAATATAAACTTAGACTATGATGCTACTGAAGATATTCAAAGATATATTGAAGATAGATTTGATATAATTGTACCTGACCAAACACAGAACACAAATTAAATACGATTTACTACAGATAATATATATAAATAAATAAATAATAAACCTATGGATACCACAACTTTAATAAACCTACTTCGGTGCCACGACTGGTACTACCACTACAGTGATGATCACAGCAAATGGCTAAATGGCATACAGTCACAACGAGCTATTTATGATGCTATGGATGAGCTTGGCAACACTGATGCTGTAAAAGAATTATATTACAGTCATATGCCTAAGCGTTTACTTGATAAAATCAATAAAGCAAATGCTATACACGGCGAGTAATATGCATAATAAAATAGAAAAAAAACTATGGCATATCGCTGGTTGGTTTGCCTTTGTAGTAGTATGCTTTATATACTATGCAGCTATAGCACCAATAATAAAATTAATATTTAAATGATTAAACCTGAATGGTATTTTATGGAACGTGAAAAACGATTAATAAGAATATACTCTGACATACAAGGTAGGTTGAGTATATTACGCGAAGACTTAACAGTTGTAGATAAAACACTAAAAAAACTGTTAGCTAACAAACCTATACATGTACAAGATATAAATACTGTACGTGATTTACTAGGTGATGACTTGTCTGAAAGATTACAGACTCTTGTAACAAGTGATGATTACCCTCAACGATTCTAAACTATGAAGCTAATTAAAATAATGGATAAAACTCAAGCCATGTACTATCGGCTAAAAGATAATCGCATAGGTGTAATATATCCTAAAACAGGTTATATTAGAGTTAGTCCTAGTTGGATTAATGATCCTGACTGGCAAGGTTGGTATAAGAAAAGACATGGATCTCTATATTACAGAGATAAAGTAATGTCTACTAAAAACTTAATCTTGCATCAAATAAATCCTAAGAAAAAAGTAACATCACCAAATGGTAATTATACTTATGCTAGGATATTGTTTGAAGATATATGGGAAATGCAAGAATATTTAAAAGAGTATGAACAAAAGAACTGTGTTGAACAAACTACTTGATATAACATCTTATATATTAAACTTTATAGTAAGAAGAAAATGGTTTAATATAGCAGATAAGCTAATGAAGTTTAGAAAAAAATATATAATTAAACGCTTATTAGATCTCAATGAATCAACATAAATATGCTTTTATTGAAAAGCCATGCTTAGAGTGTGGTAAGATGCACAAAAGAAAAAAGTTTTGTTCACCATACTGTGGATCAAAGTATAATGCAAACTACAGGCGTAATGCTATGGGTGTTGATGATCCTCAGTTTGCAAGTTCAAATATTAACGCTATAATAAGAGATAACAGAGAACCTGTGCATGATAACAGCTTCAACTTTGTTTTTTCAAATGATATAGAAGACTGGATAGGTAGCAAGTTAAGGCGCAAAAGAGAGAGG